AAATTTAAAGTATGGTTTCCGTCTCCAGTAACATTAGAAGGTGCGTTGTATTGGTCAAACCCACTTAATGTAATAGGATAATCTGATGCATCTAATAAGTTATTAAAAAACATATATGGACTGCCTAAAGCAGTTTTATTTCCAGCACCTACCCACCAGCCATAAACCAAACCAGTTAAATCCGTATTTTCATCTATTATGTTTATTAATTGGCTTCTTTGACCATCTACCTGTACTTGATAGGTTTGACCATCGTATTTGTCAGGAGCTGAATAATTAAGGTTACCAAATTGTTGGCTAAATTGATTTAAGTATCTTAAACTGGTTTGAGTAACAGATGGAGAATATTGAAAGTTAATTATAGAATATGGCACTGGTCTATCTATTGTATTAGAATCTATTACTATGTATTTAGATATATCATGTGTGTTTCCTGTTGACATAAAGTCATCAAAGGTTTCTACATATATTTTACTTGAACCTCTTTTAGTATAAGCTGTTAAATTAAACATCTTAAATAAAGTGGTTAAATAGTCTATCACTTTCATTTTAGGCAAGTAATCTTGAACATAAATATTACTCTGTAAAGTAAATACAGAATACCCAAATGTACCTGTATCTACTGCGCTATTATCTGACCTTAATTTCCTTGTTATAAAAACCCCTTGAGGTTTAGCAACAAATGAAGTACCTAAGGTTGTTGTTGCATTTATTCTAAATTCTAAATCAAAAGTTCTTGAGGATAAAGTTCCACTATTTAAATCTCTTAATGTGATATTAAAGTTATTCGCATTTGTGATTATTGTTTGATAATCTAAAAGTTCGTTTGTTGGTTTATCTATTGTTATAAGTTCTAACTCTCTATCAGCTGAAGTCTGAAATGTTATTCTTATAGAGTATAAGTATTCATCACTAATAACTAAATTGCCACCACTTAAATAATTAGTTCCACTATCATAAGTAAAGTCTGCAAAGGTTAGTTTTTTATTTCTTTGTAAAGTATTAACTCCAAATGTAGGTGGAACTGTTTCTGGTGCAGTAATAGGAGACTTCTCTCTATGCATCCATAAGTATAATTTATCAAATACATCACTATCAAAAAAGCTTGTAATTCCTGTTTCATCTACCATATTAAACTCAATATTATATTGTGTTTGTATGGCTTCAATTATTCTTAGGCTTTTTATAGCTGGTTTTAATTCCGTTTGTAGTTCTGTAAAGAAATTAACATTATGTAAATTAGGTGTTGTTATTGTGTTTGTAGAATCATAACTATAGTAATTTTCTAAAGTAATTAAAGGCACTATTAAGTTCCTGTTAGAATCATTTGTGGCAACTACTCCAGCACTTTGTAAACCATCCGTAAAAGCGTTCCTAAAGTCGTTTGTAGCTGCATCAAAACTAATGTCATAAGCGTTTAAAGGATTTAATGCGCTTAAAGTCTCATCTCCAAATATTTCGTTTAGGCTTGTAGTGTTTCCAAAGAATACAACTTTATAGGCATAAGCTTTATTATCTTTCATAGAAACAGAGTCTAATCTAATCTTGCCTATTTTGTAATCAGCACCATCTAATTTAATAATAGCATCTACTCTAAACCTTGCATCATATCCATTTATTATATCGTTGTTGTAATAATGTTTAAAGATTTTATTATTAGTAGATGAGGCTGGTAAATTAAACTGTTGACTAAATGGAGCAAATACTAAACTAATATCACGAATGTTTTGTTGTGAATCAGTAAGAGTTATTGCTTCATCCTTAAATAAGTCAACTCGTGTATTACTTATGTATAATTCTAAATTCATTTATCGTATGTTATTAATTGTATCAAAGGCAAAGCTTACATCTATTGTGTAGTTTATTAAACTATCTGTAAGACTTGTTTTATAATTAATGTTTTTAGTTTCTATTGTTACACCTAATGTTTTAGTTTTATATTCTATCCAAACCTTTTCACTTAAAAACAGTTGTCTAAATATTTCATTATTACTTTCAGGATAATAACCACTGTTTAATGTTAAAGTTTGGTTACCATTTTTAGTAATTAATTTTATTTGTGCATCATACGTATTGTAAGTCCCGTTTGTTAATATATTAGACTTGTAGCGTTCTTCGGTTGTAGTCATTGCAAGTTTAGAATTCTTAAAGAACCAGATGTCTTGATATGCACCAAACTTATTTATAAAGGTTAGTTTGTAAGGCGTGTATTTACATTCCTCTATGTTTTCTATTCTTAATACTGTAACACCCTCTACAGCGTTTATAATAACCTCATCAACTGGGTATATAGTTTCGTTTCTTAAAAAGTCTTGTAAACATGGGTTATCTTCAAACGTTCCGCCTGATGCAATTACTCTTTCCCTGTAATTATCTACATCTGCCGAAGCTGTACTTACATACGCAATCTGGTCTTGTATCTTTAATCCAGCAGTAGGAGTCCATGTATGTATTTGTTCGTTTTGATAAAAGAAAGCAACTGAAGTGGTGTTTTCGTTATCTACAGGTATTCTTAAAGCATCATCATCTGATTTTAATATTGTTGTATTCGATTGTAAGTACCCCTGTAATAATTGAGGGTTTGCTCCATCTTCAAAAAAGCCATAACCATAAAACGCTCTTACACCTAATGTGTCAACTGGTGTTTGTGCGACTGTTGATATATATTCTGTAATCCTATAATCAACGTACATTGTCGTGTAATCATCTGCTAAATTTGTATCTGGATAAGTTCCATCAAACTCTGCTGGAATGTAGTCTTTTATTAGTTCAGCTATTTCAAAATTTATTTTGGCATTTATAGCTGTTGAGGTAAGTGTATATTGTGGGGTGCTTTGCCAAGAAGCATTTGCTACACCAGTATATATTTCTATTTCTATCTTTGCACTTGTTAAATTTGTTGTTGCTATGTTTACGAAGTATGGACTTCTTACGTTAATTTTTGCCATTGTTGTTGTTTATTAAATCTATTATATCTTTTAAAAATGCTTTACCTAATAATTTAGGGTATCTATCAAAGGCAACTAAAAAGGGTTTAGTAAAAAACATTGTTGGTTTTATTCCTTGTGCAAATATGCTTCTTTGCAATATAAATCCTATTGTTCTATAATTGCCTTTTTTAAATTTACCTTCTTTATCTCTTAATCTTATATTTCTTTTTTTTGCCCAATCAGCTAATGGCTGCATTGGCGGTCTTTTACTTTTAAAACTATATGGACTGTTTGCCCCTTTCTGTTTTCCGTTTTTAACTAAACTTGGATTTGCTCCTTTAACACCTTTATCTAAAAATGTTCCGTACTCATCCATTATAAAACTTAAATCATAGTTGTTATTTTTTTCAGTTAAATCATAATGAATACTATTATAAAGGCTTTTACTTACATTGTGCTTTTGCTTTGTAAGATTAGACCTTGACTGTTGTACAACATACTTGCCAAATTTCTGAAGTTCAGTTTGTAAATTATTTAGCATATTGTCATGTCGTTTGGAATCAATACATTAAAAGATACTGTCCAACCAGCCAACTTGTTTTCAAATCTATCTACAAACGGCTCTAGTGTAGGGTTTCCATCTAATTGGTATTTATCAACATATAAGTCTCCTCTTAATAACAACTCTAGTAATCTATTAGCAACTGCAAGTTGAGTGTTAAACACATCTTGTTCGTTATTGTTTCCTCTAAATTCATCTGGGATTCCTTGTGCAAAGTTTTTACTCTCATCTACTATATCCATGCATAAAAGAGATATGCTAAAATTCCAAACATTGCTTTGCATTGTAGCACCGCTAACCATAAAATGACTTAATGGAAATATAGTTTGTTTGTTTAAGTCTACATCAAATATATCTCCATAGGTTACTGTGTTAACAAAAGCATCTAATTGTAGAGTTTCTCTAATTTTGTTTGATAGGTTATAAAATCCTTGCATATTATTTTAATTTACGTTTAATCATTCTTGATTCATATTCTGCTTTTTCTTTTTCAAAAGCTAAATACATTAGGCATTGGTGTAAGGGAAGTTTTGCAACTTCTTTAAATCTTGTAATGTCCCCTTGAGAGAGAGTATATAACTCTGAATAAGAACCCCATTTTCTTGCGAAACCACTCCTTTCGTCTGTTCCTTCTTCAGCTCTTTCTCCAAATAATTCGGTATAGATTTCAGCAATGCGTTGGTTAAATTGTAAAAAAAAACCATAGCACCTAAAGCTGCATTAAGTGGCATCTGTTTCATTGCCTCGCTATGCTTGTGGCTTCCTTCGTATTCTTCTATTATGTATTTGTGTCCTTGCTTTTGTTTAATTGGTCTAAATAATACAGCCATTGCTTTATGCATATTACCCCATTCATTTATATAGCTTGTAACGTCTTTATTTTCTCCATAGGTTATATCATCCAGCTTTGGAATGAAACCATATAAAACATCGTTTATTTTAAACGTAGGGACAAACTCATGTTCTTTATCAAATAGCTTATTAATGTGTTGTGTTAAATAATCTACATCTTTGTCTTTTACCTTACCTAACTCTTTTGTGTTAATGTTTAAAATACATTTAAGCAAATCATCATTTGTAGGCTCTTCTATAAGTAAGAACTCTTGATAGTCTTTTAACTTAACTTCTTTTAGTGAACTTGGTATAGATACTTCTAATTGCATAAAGTCTTTTTTATTAAACAAAAAAAGGATTACTTTGTATAAAGCAACCCCTTTTTAAGACTAATCAACTAAAAAATTATTTAAATGTATTGTGTAGATATATATATAGTTCTTCTATTTTCTTATGCATTTTTTTATCTTGTTGGTATATTTCTTTTCCTGTTTGTATTTTACCTTCCCTGTGTATTTCTAACATTGCGTCAGGTTTTCCTGTTTTTGTAATTGGTTTAATTATTATCTTAATGTCATTTTTAAAGCACCAGCTTATAGCCTTGCGTGTTGTTCTATGCATTAATAAAAGCAAGGATAAATATAATCCCTAACCATGATGTTAAAGTAACTATCATTACTGCTTCGTATTTCTTTTGTTTATTTGTTTTCATAATTGTTTGTTTTAAAAGGGGTTTTTACACCCCATAATTATTAAAGTTGTTTTTCTGTAACTAATAATAAATTAAAATCTTTACAAGCATTATTTATTTCTTCATATAAATCATATCCATTAGAATTAGCTGATGCAGTAAAAAAAGACCATCCTTGATATTGTTTTTTACACCCTACTTTCTTTTTTAATCTCCAATCTCCAAACATTTTAACAGATATATAAGATGCATCTAAATAACCATTTGAAAGGTTTTTATATTTGTCTCTATGATTATTTTTAATTGTTTCTAATTTGTTTTTTAAATTTTGATAATCTTGAATTTCCATTTTGTTTTGTTTTTAGTTAATTAAAAAATAAAAGGGTTGATTCAGAGGCTTGTTGCTGGATTCCAGTTCGGTTAGGTTGCCTTGACTAGCGTTAAATACCACCCTTTTACTTAAAAATTAAAGACCTAAAAATAAACTCGTTTATGAAAAAACTTATTTAAAGTTAATTGGAGCTGTTTTAATAACCCTTTAATTATACAGCTAATATACAACACATTTACTTATTAACAACTATGTTTATTAAATATTAACATAACTTTAACATTTCTTTAACATTTTAAAAAATGTAATACGCTCCCTTATTAGGATTCTCAAGCTGTGAAGTTAATGCATAACGCATCGCATCAATACAATGGTTAAACGCATCTATTGGCTTGTTAAGTGTTTCGCCTTCTTTATTCTTTAACCAAATATAATTCTGTAGTTCTTTAATTAAGTTATGGCTTCTATTAGTTATATAGATTTCATTTTGGTTAATAAGGTTAATGCCGTAGACAATACTGTCTTTACCTTTTTTAACTGGCAACACCATATGACCATAGCTTGATAGTTCTGCTATACTTTTAGGTTCTGCTGAATCAGCATATATTATATCTTCAACCTGATGTGTCTTTAGTAAGTTACTTATTTGGCTATTAAGTAAACCACGTTGATATATAACCTCATCAAATATATAGGCATTGTTATATTTATAAAGTGCTATTAAACTACTCGGATCATTAGTGTATCCAAAATCCATTCCATGACAAAGTAATCTGGCTTCATTTGGTAAGTCAATTAGTTTCCAGTCTTTAATACAAGCACCTTCTAAACTACCTATTTCACCAAGCCCATATACATTCCACCAGTTACTCCAGTAGGTAGACGTTAATGCTTTGTGTTTAGCTTTTTCAATGTCTTGTACTATTGTTTCTGGTAAGGCTTCGTTATCTAAATAAGTAAGTTTTAAAAAGTCTGCATCTTCATTATCTTGTACTTCTGTATGCGCCCAAAAGGATGAGGTAGGATTAAAGTCAATCCATATGTCTCCGCTTGTTCTTATTGATAATTGGTTGTAAGCTTCAAAGGGTATGTTGTTTGCTTCATTTACATAAAGCGTGTGCCTTCTTGCTCCCCTTAATTTATCAGCTGATTCAATACTAAAAAACTCTATATAACTTCCGTTAGCAAAACTATATTTAAGCATTGACTTATTATATTGCACATCATTATAACGATTAGTCATCATCATAATCTTTAAGAAGTCTTTTAAAGCACCTCTACGCAAATGTGGTATACTTTCACTTACTACGCTTATTTCTAAGCCTGAAGTCCTTAAAGCCCTATCTATAAGTATAGGCAATATTCCAAATGTTTTACCTGCAGATGTACCCCCTTGAATTATCTTCTTACGCTTTTTAAGTTTAAGAAGTTTTTTAATTGCAGTTGTTACTACAAAGTCTGTCATTAAATATCTGTTATATTAAATATAGGCTGTTCGGAGTTTAATGTTATGTCTTTTGTTTCTCTTGGCTTACCAGCATAGTAATGATAAAACATCTGAATGAATTTAAACTCACCCGATTCTATTCCTTTCTTAAGTGCTTCGTATGCTTGTGGCTCTAATGGTGTTAACCTTTCTATAAGTTTAACCTCTTCGGCTTTAGTTTTACGTCCTGCATTAGGATGTCCGCCATTGTTTTTTCTTAAATCCATAATTGAAAAAGATTATTATTAATTTTTTTATATAACAATATAAATGCCTTTTTGTTATTTAAGCCTTTCAACAAGTCTATCAATACGCTTTTCAGCTTCTTGTAATTTTAAGTCTGGTATTTCTTTTATTTTGCTTAATAGTGTTCTATGCTTTATGTCTATGTTTAGGTTCTTTACATAGTTGTATTTTAATTCTAATTGATAGTGTTGTATTTTTAACCTTGCTAATTGTTTATCAGCTGGGATGTATTCCTCTGCTTTTATTATTCTATTGTATATCTCCATGTATTCAGGATTGTACATTTCAAAGGCTGGGAATACGTTTCTTATTGAGTGTAGTACTGTGGCATGGTGTAGGTTTAGAGTTTCTCCTATTTCTTGCAAAGATAAGTTTGTTCTGTCTTTACATATTTTAAAGTATATGGCTCTTCCGTACACGACTTGCCTTGCCCTTGTCTTTCCGCTTATGTTGTAACCTAGTTCGTTTTCAACTAAATTCATTATCTGTGTTGTTGTCATTTATTTTGTTTTTATATATTATTAATTGTAATATTAGTAAAAATTCAATGTACTCTATGGCTAGTTTTATACCAGCGCATTCTAAATACATTTGTTGTGTTTCGTATTCTTTTAAAACTAATTTAAGTTCTGTTATGTTTGTGCCTTTTTCATATTCATATAATGCTAAATTGTAAAATTCAATTACTGTGTCTTTATCTAAATTCATTTAAAACAAACTCCCTTGGTTACTATGTAATATAATAAAAGCATTTCATTTTGTTTTAATTATTATTTAAAATAATTTTGTTTGTTTGCTATTAATATTTTTCCAATTTATTTTTAAGTCGTTTCTTCCGTCTGGCTTTACAATGTGTTTACATATATCATCACCCCAAATTTGAATCATTTTTTTACAAGTGTTTAGTTCTGCCCCCTTAACATCATAAAATATTTCTTTTAACCCTCCATTGTTGCTCCCATTTGCTGGGGCTGAAAAAGCATAGGTTGTCAGCCTACCAGTTTTTAACCCTTTACTAATAACTTGAATACAAAAATCTCTATCTTCTTTCGTCCCTTCAGTATAACGCATATTTTTAGTTAATGTATTATTTATAAATACAACACTATCACAAAACGAATTTAATATAATATCTTTTGTAGCACACCAAGCAAATTGTCTATACTCTAAAGAACCAACAGATATGTTATTATTTATAAAATAATCATTACAATATGTTAACGCTTCTAAAGAATTGTGCCTGATTAATTTTGTTAATTTTCTTTTATATATGTACGATATATCATCATCTATTTGCCAATAATATTTAATATCTTTTTGTTCTGTATATTGTTTAATAAAATTCCTACAATAAATAATCCCTTTATCATCTTCTGGGAGTTGTATAATATTAGAGTGGGGGTAATTAATCCTGTATTTTTTATAATCTTGTGGTTCTACAATTAAAAACAAATTTTTATAATCACCTATAAGGGTTGCAGTTTTACAATTATCGTACCTGTTTTTTGTTGGTATAAATATATAAAAGTTGTCCATATTAAAATAATTTAGTTTGTATATTTATTTTTTCTATACAATATTTATCAGCCATTGTTTTATTTAGTAAAAAACCTTTTTCTGTACCACCCTTTAATGTTTTAAATCCATTATATAATTTTGGTTTATTACCATTGTATATTTGTTGTAATTGTTTAGTGCTAAAAATATAAAAACACTCTTTATCGCCTATAACATAAAGCCAACTTTGATTTTTAAATATACCACTTGCATATGTAGTATAATCATATTCACGCTCAACACTTATAAAAAGGTTGCCAGTATTTTTAAACATTTGGTCATTTTTTATTTCAATGCCTTGCCTGTTTTCGCCTTTGTGTATTTGTTCTTCAAGAGTTGTGTAATGGCTAAGGTTTATGTTTTTTTCCTTAGCAAACCAATCCATAATGAATGATTCGAACTTTAATCCTTTTTTTTGTTTTGTTTCTCTGTTCATAATTTTAAGTATCCTGTTTTGTTTTGTTTTATGTTTTGTAATTCTTTACTTGGTTGGTTACATTTATACATATATTCTCGGTAATATAATACA